CTTTTACAGAGCCTGTGCCGCTTAGTGTTAGGTTGACAAATGCAGGGCTGTCAGTAGTGGCTACGCCTTGATCTAATGCTTTAACAGATGCTTCGCTAGTCAACTCGCTGTCCATCAGCGCACCAGCGGCTGTGACGTTAGCTGTGTCTGTAACGTCTGCACTGGCCTCTATGCCATCTAGCTTAGTGTTATCAGCAGAAGTAAAGTTTATTTCAGTTAGCCCACCATCCCCAACACTGTATGTTGTGTTAGTGCTAGTAATTGTAAAGTTCGGATAAGTTCCTGAGATGCTGGTAGCGCCAGCGCCAGTCAACACAACCGTCTGATCCGGCGCCGTGTTGGCAAACTCTGTCCCTGTCAGGCTAAGCCCAGATCCAGCAGTGTAAGTCGTATTAGAATCATCGGTCCAGATAGCGTTAGCGCCTGCACCCTGAGACTTTAAGACCTGCCCTGCTGTACCAGTTGACCCGCCAAAACTAGCAGTCCCTGTGAAAGAGGCATTCTGGAGGTTCGCAGAGCCGCTTAAAAGCCCGTCTAAGGCCGTTAAGTTAGCATTGAGCTTAGTACCCCACGTTCCGTCAGAACCGTCTATTTCGGGCAATACAAAGCTATATACGGGGGTAGTAGTGTCAGACATTACAGTGCAGTCCTTTTCCAGCGATAAACCACGACATATGGTTGAAGGTTATTGTGGGCGGCATCGTCACCCTCGTACTTACTGTAGGATGTACTCCAGCCATCATCGTCCGTACCGCCACCAAAAGTTCCCGGCCCTATGTTGTTCTGTACAGCAGTCCATCCTGAAGGGCGAGAGCTGCTAGAAGAGCCACCATGCAGCGTAATGTGTCGGTGCTCTGGCATCTCGTTGACAGTAAGGGTGTGCGTTTTAGATCCGCCTGTTTCACCGTTCCCGTCAAACTCAGATTGAGAGCTGTCTTGGCCAACCGTTACCCGCCCGTTGCCAAACCTTGCCCAAGTGCCGCGACTAAACGTGGTGCCCGGATTCTCCGAGATTGTAGTTTCGTACAGGCAACCTACCGGATAAATGAGGTCTATAATTTGATCGTTGGTTATTCCACCTGATGTTGCAATCGAGACATTACCCGAGCCATCAATGCTAGTGCTGCCGGTAATAGTCCCTGTCAGAGAGATAGTGCGAGCAGTAGCCCATTTTGTTGCGGTGTCTGCGTTGCCAGTTACGTTGCCAGTCACATTGCCTGTCACATTGCCCGTGAGAGCTCCTGTAACGCCACCAGAGGCCGATACGGTAGTAAAGGCACCCGTTGATGCAGCATTAGCGCCAATCGCTGTACCGTCAATTGAGCCGCTGTTTATATCAATGCCAGTAACCGGCTGATCTCCACCTAAAAGGTCATCCAGCTTTTCTGTGTTGGCGTTTAGATCTCCGCCCCAAGTATTGAGGTTTGCCCCAACCGTTGGTACTTCAAAAGAATAATTTGTTGTAGCCATTTAATTTGTCCTCAAGTCCTAGTATCTTGCCAGTCTGCATCTGACGCTGTTTGATCTGTCCACACTGCCGGGTTAAGTGATGCATCTTGCCACGTTGCCGGGTTCAATGGTGTTGTATCCCAGATGTTGATTAGGTTAGCCGTCATCAGCGACTGAGTAACCGAGTCAGCAAATATTCTTACCAGCTTGCGCAAAAACATTGTTGTGGCGCTAGAGCTGCTAGAGGCCAAGTACATATTGGGCGAGCCCTCAGTACCATATACCCCGTAGCTGTAATAAAACTGCCCGTACTTCATGTCAGAGTCACATCTATATCGCCTATCGAGAAGCGAATAATATCACCAGTGACAATATCTCTACTTGTTTGCAGTCCGGTTGAAATCAACATATTTCCGCCACTTATAGCGTCATGGATCGCAGCATAGTTGATAATGCCCCAGTCTGAGCCAGCGTTGTATTCCACGTTATTTGTGTTAGTGCCTGCCGAGGCCGTTACAGAAAAAGACGCGGATTGGCGAGCATACCCGGTCCCGGTAGTTTCGGTCCCGCCATTTAGCGGATCTCCTGCATATAAAGCCACATAGACCGTGGTAGGCGAGGTATAAGCCGTATTGGTCAAAACATGGCCCAGCAGTTTATTCTCTAGATAGGGGGTGAAGCTCATTGCATTCTCCAGTAATTTGCAGACCTGCTTGTATCGAGACCCTTAACGCGCATTCCTAGACCTGTGCCTGAGTATTTAGCGCTGTCTGACTCCTCATTCAGTCTCTTGACCGCTGCACTGTATAATTGTGCCCATACAGCCACCCTAGCGTCTTCTGCAAGGTAAGGGGCCGAGTGGAGAAGGCTACCGTATAGGTAAACGTCAGGGGCCGTAGACATCAACCAGTTGGTTGTAGCGGTGTCTGACAGTGCGGGTATTTTCTGCAGGTAAACCAACTCTGTGCTGGCATTGCTATCAGGTGAGGGGAATACCTCAAACTGGTCCTCAATGTGTCGATAGAACCGGGGCTCACCAGCAACATTGTCACTGCTGGCTCTGCGCTCATCCATTGCTGCTGTGCTTAGAAACTGCAGGGGTCTGGTGCCATTACCCAGTATGGTAAAGCGGATAGTCTCCACCCAATCACTTGGACGGGTCAAATACTGATCGTTCAGGGTAGCCGTTGCCCGGTTCTCCATCTGCCAGTGGCGTACATCACGGGCCATTTGAGCCTCTGCCAGACTGATAAATGTCGGTATTACTGCGGTCAGGTCTTGACGGTTAAGAAAGTCCGCCATACTGGCCTTCAGCTCTGTGTAATTTGTTAGTGCCATTATCTACTCCGATTATTGGCCGATTTTAACATTATTTTCATCCTAGCGCTTGATTGGTGCTATAATATCTGCGCGATTTAATCCTACTTGCGGCATACAGCTAAACAGGAGACTACTAATGCCATATAAAGATGTAACCTACGACAACGGCGCAACTGAGCGCTTTTACTACGATGAAACCCCCTATGAGGAGGCTAAGCGCATGGCCAGAATAAACCGTGTTGCTAAATTCCCGTCAGCAAACCACCGCTCGTCTGTGAATCGTCAGACTTCATCTGAGAAATCACAGCAGGGGACAAAACGCCCATAACTGTAGCTGGCAATAATGCTTTATTTTTAAGCGCGAGCCGTAGGCCTGAAATACCTTTTTCTATTAGTATTTTTCTTGCGGTTCGCACATCTTCTCTTTGTGGTAAATTCATTGCATCATCCCGGCTTATGTTTGCCAGTGCTTTGCGTTGCAATGCAGGCTCGACATTCAAGGCAAATGTAGGATTCTCATCGAGCTTGTCTAAAAATTGTTTAGTTGCCGCCCCTGAACCTTCACCCGCTTGCCATGCGCTTTCGTAGTCTTCATATCCAGTTTGTATTTTTGTCCTAGAAAATGGCGCTCCCGTTAACTCCTGTATCTCTTTACCCAAGTCTCCCTTGAGCTCTTTACCTAAAGACGAGCCAGTGCGCTCTGCACCTATGGGCGTATAAATATCGCTAATAAAATTCACACCCTTGCCCGTATCGACTGCAAAAAAACCATAATTTTCGGCTAGTGCGCTTAGCTCTGCCATTTTCTCTGGTTTAGGTGACTGGTCAAGATCGACTGTAATCCCGGTTCGCTCAGAAACCTTTGTCTGGCTATCAGGTATTACGCGGTGATATGCGCCTGCATTTTGCACATCAATATATGCCCGGCTCGACTCGCCAATATCTAATAATCGCGCCTCTGTAGGTATTATTTCTCCGCCGCTTGACTGCACTAATGGCCTTGCCACCTTACCCGGATTAATTTCTAATATTCCGGTTGATTGAGGCGTATACGCTCCCACCATCGTTTCTGTAGGTTCTGCAAGTAGTCCGCCGCTTGAATACAAATCATCAATACCCTTAGAGCTCATCCAACTGGCAACATCCTCAAACTCTTGGCGCTTATCATACGGTAGTCCTAACAGGCCCTCGAGCTGACCAGTGCCTGCGCCGGGTGCCTGCTCGTAGGTAGCATTGACAGCGTATTTATCTGCAAAGTCTCCATAGTGTGTCGCGGCATCTTCTCCAACAATATCACCCGCCCTGATCTTAGCGCCTGACCATGCCGCCGCTTGCGTGTTCAAATTATCCCAGTCTGTCCTGCCGTCTAGCTTCATTTGATTTAAACGATCTTGGATGACCAGCATGTTTTCATCCATAAAAGCGTGTTGCTGAGGGCTAAACCCTGCGTCCCACGGCTTTCCATTAGGGTGAGTGTACCCAAACGCCCTACCCTGCCAAATGTCGTTTACAGCCGTGTCTGCCTGCTCCGGGTTCCAAGACACGCTTAAATTGTCTGCAAATGGTTGCCGCTTAGGCCCCAGTCGAGAGCGCTCACCAGATAAAGCATCTTCGATCAGTGGGCTCTGGTTGCCGGGGAATCGGCCAGTTTCCACAGGTAGTCCTGCGGCTTTTTGGTTTATTCCTTTTATGGCAAACCCAAGGTTGCTGTCTACGTTGGTCCCCTGAGAGGTTATTCCAATTGCATCTGCAACACCTTGTCGCTGACCCGGCGGGCTGACTTGATCGATCCAATTGCTACTGTCCTGATACCAATCTGCGCCAGCTTGACCTAGCTCAACATCATTTATGTATGACGCAATCATGGCCTCTACCTTCTCTGGAGTGTCTACCCCTGCAGGGCCTCCAATATACTGCCCGGTGGTTGCCACTCTTTCTCCAGACTTGCCTACGCCCTCACGGCCTACTTTGGTCAATAGCCCATCTATTTCTGAAGCCATAGACTCTACATCAAAATCATCACCTTTTTTTGCTAATTTCTTTATAGACTTTGAAAGGCCGGGGCCAACCGCAGGTATAGCTGCCATTAGGGTAGCTGTGCCGTTGATGACCATGCCCAGCGTGTCGCCTGACTGTTTTGCATCCTCATAGTCGGTTAGCGCAGTAAGAACGCCCACCGGAGTAAAATCTACAACGGCAGATAAATTGCGAGCCCTTCTGTAATCCTCTCTGCCTCCCCCAAGCATCTCACCTAAATAACCTTCATAGGTTTTTCTTATGCCGGGATCAACCCCCTCAATATAGCCAACCCCCGACTGCGCTATCTCTTTATCACGCTCAGTTATGCCGAAACTATCTACGATCTGATTAACCCGGTCTTGCGGAGACTGGGAAATGCCGTAATCGCTGGCCATATATCCTGCACCCAATAATCCCGCAACACCCGCCGCATCAGAAAGGCTGGAGGCGTCTGACCGGAAGTTAGGCAGGTCTGACCGGAAGTTAGGCAGGTCTAAGACCGCAAGATCATTAAATAGCTCATCGTCACTGCCAGCCCTAAAGATCTGCTGGCTTCTAGGCTCAAATACATCCTCTGAAAACTCCAAGGGAGTTTGCTTTAGAAAATCAGGGCTCATCCTATCTCTGGTTTCAACATTTCTTGCCTCAACCTCGCCCATCGATCCTCTGTACATTCCGTAGGGAGAGCGTGCTCCAGCCTCGCCTACTGTGTCAGCATTGAACCTGTCAGCAATTTGCTTTTCGACCTTTAGGCGCTCTAGCTCATTTAGCTCCTTGATAGACATAGAGCCCTGACCCACTTCGTTACTTTTTGCTTCAAGCTCTTGTAGTCTTTTGCTTCCAGCCGGAGTTGGTCCAACACCACCATAAAACGCATCCCTGATTTTTTCTTCTTCTTTGAAGTTTCTGGCAGAGCCCCCAGACGCAAAGCCTTCGCGGTCCTGTATGGCATGCTGCAGCTCATGCAAGACGGTTGCTCTTTGCTCAGCCGGTGAGCTCTTACCGCTAATAACAATTACTTCAGGCTGCCACTCGCCATTACTACCTAAGTGGCCCTCTCTGTGAAACCCTGTATCTGCCGGCATATTGCCATCAACAATAAACCCGATGTCACCTAAAGGCCCGTAAGTGCCCCTAGATCCATACTCTTCAATCTCACCATCCATATCCCTAACGGTGGGTTTTCTGCCGCCTTTCTCATATTGAGACAGCAATTCTGGGTCATCAACAATGTCAGCAATAGTCCCAGTGTAATACTGCCTTCCCTCTTCAATTTCAGGGATGTTGAGTTTTGTCTCAGTGTTAGGCAGCTCTGTTCTCCACTGTCCGTCAGCCCCAATCTCCCAGCCGGTACGACTGCGGATGCCTATCTCATCCACGCCCTCGTTTGCCATCTTCTTGGCCATCCCCAGCAGGTCTTGCCGTCCAGCACCAAGTTTGGATAAAGGCCCTAAAATGCTCGCATCACTCTCTTCGCTCATTCCTGCACCGAGCAGTCCCGCCATAGCGACTGGTGCGGCCTGACGTATTGATATGTTGTTATACACTGGATGCTTTTTGCCTCGCATCTCGATCTCGCCAACCTTATCACCTAAGCTTACATGGCCCTTTCTTGTTGGCTTGAGTCTAGGCTCACTGGCTTCATTAGGATACCTAGCCAGCTCCACACCTTCTGGGAAATCAGTGTTTAACGTGTAATAGTGGCCCTTTCCGTCATTGACAGAGACAATGGGGAAGCCGCCATCTGGGTCTGGATCATAGCCTTCAGGAGCCTGAGTCCATTGCCATCCTGTCTTTTTCTTTGCTAGATTTGTTTTAATTTTTCGTCCGGGTCCTTTTGCGTCAGGGATGTTTGTGGCTTGCGTAGGCGCAACCTGAAACTTTGGCTTCCCATCAGGTCCAACGCCTAGTTGTGCGCTCGACGGGTATTCTCCGGTAATGTCTTTGGGCCCATCAGGTCCCATCTCTAAGTATCTGCCTCCGGGAGTTTGCCCGAACGGCTCTAGAAAGGGCTTATATGCCTTATCAGCAGGGTCAAACATTCTCTGAGGTGCAGGGAATACGTTTCGTAGCAATCCAGCAGTACCAGCGCTTGCATCTTCAGTAATCTGGTTAACAGGTTGTGTTGCCTGTCCCAGCAAGCCAGAAACCTCTTCTACGATCTCCCTAGCCCTATCCCTAAAAAACCGCTTTGCCATGGTGCCACCTTAATTGATTGATGAGGCCGATTATACCACGTTTTAAACGATTCCCTGAAGGTTCCTTCTGATAGGGTCACCCCAGTCATTAAAGGGCCTGTAACCGACTGCTAGGTAGCGGAATGCGTCTGCACAGTGTGATGTCCAGTCGTGTAGCGGTTTGCCACGCCAGACCATGTTCTTGTCGTCATAGTCCCTGCGGTACTGCCTGAGAGCATCTACGCCACGCTCGCACTTCTTAAGATCGAACCAGCAGCGGCTAATCATGGTCCTAGCTGCCTGTATCCCGTCATCCACCGCCAGTTGAGGGGCAATGGTTACCGGGCGCACTGCCAAGGTATCGAGGGTCTCCAGCCGTGACTTGCCTGTGCCCATCTCCCGGACCCGTACATCATGCGGTAGGATATGGCTCTCGTAATGGTAGCCCTTCTCAGCTAATACCCTTGCGTAGTGATCCAGACCCACGCCACTGCACTCATAGTAGTCAATAAGGCGCACCTCTTGCCCCACCATCTGCGCAAACCATATGGCAGTGCTGTCGCCTACCCCAAGGTCCCAAGCCGTTACAACGCCAACAGAGCGCTCGTATGGCACCTCACCAAGACGGCCTTCGTTGTTAACTGCACGCATTTCTTCAGCATAGAACGCGCCATCAGCATGGATCAGCATGTCGCCATTCCAGATATGGTCATACAGGTCTGGGCGCTTAGCCTTGTCATCCTTGCGCTCTTTGTCCAGCACATCAGGGAAGTAGGGATTGTCCTCCCAGTTCATCTGGATGATCTTGCTATCCTCTGGAGGGTCTAGCCTGAATCGCCTGTGCGTAGCTGAGCGCTTTGTTTCCGGGTTCCACGTTACCCAGATCTCTGAGTCCTCTTCCCGGACAGTTGGTATTAGCTTCTGCCATGCGCTGTCAGACACTCCTTCAGCCTCGTCTACCCACGCTAGAATGATCCTAGCCTTTGACTTGATGCTGTCGAGGTTTCGCCTTAGACCAGCAAAGACATAGTTAATACGGCCATCACGGGACCTGACAAACTTCTCACCAATCTCGTAATACGCATTGAGCCAATCCACGCTGCGGATAGCTGACTTGATCTCTTCAAGGCTAGACTCATCGAGAGAGTTGAGGTGCTCACGGGCACAGAGGATCTGGCCACTCTTTCCTGCCATCCCCCACTGGTAACCACGCACTGCAGTCATCAGGGCAAAGGATCTGGTCTTGCCTGAACCACGGCCTCCAAAGGCTCCCCGGTATCTGGCGGACCCTTCAAAGATCGAGACTATCTTAGGTGGTAGGCGTATCTCAGCCTTAGTGGACGTCTTGGTCATCAGGGAAGGGCTCAGCGACCAAGGTCACATGGGTGGGCTGCATGGAGTAGTCACTGCTCACATGGTCAACCTGCGACTTGTCCCCGTACTTTCTGGGAGACATCCGGGCGACCTTCCACTTGCGGGAGTCTACTCGGAGTTTGGCGCGTTGGATCGCATTGCTGTCAGCGTCTTCGGATAGCTCATCTGCAATGTCTACAATCTCATCAGCGTAAAAGTCAGCCTGACAATCCCGAGCTCTCGCGTACTGCTCCGAAAAGTCTTTCTTGTCACTGTCCGTTACCCACTTCATTAACGTGCTGAGTGCTGGCATTGAGTCATCACGACAGATCTGCCGGGCGCTCTCGCCCAAGGCTAATCTTCTGCAAATGGTGCTCGCTAGTTCATCATTAAATATTGTTGGTCTCATTCTTCACATATACAAGGGCTCTGGAAGCATCTACAGGCCCTCTCCAGTCGTTGTCTAGATAGGTGGATAACATCATCAAGCAGTAGCTGATCGCGGTCATACAGCGCCTGAGCTAAGTCCTGCACCAGCTCAAGGTCCGCATCGTTAAGGTCACTGCCAATGATAAATTTGCTCATGGCTCGATTATACCACTATTGGTCATCTTGTATCTGCTCGGACCAGCTAACCTCTACTGGCGCCCCCAGATGGCAAGCAGGGCAGAGTCCATATGCTGTGTCCTCCTCCTCGCTCAACCAATACTGCAGCCCGGTGCCACAGTCATCACAGAACGCTCTGGTTAACGTCATGCCTGACGTTGGTTTGTCCGGCTTATTTAACCAGTGGATCTTTGCCATTAGTCGTATACCTCGTCACTATATTGGTAATGTAACAGCAGCTCGCAGTAGTGCATGGCCTTCTTAACGTCCTCTGCTCCGTTCTTACCCTTGTGCCGGGTGATGTACTTAATCACGTTGCCCTGAAAATAGTCAAGCTCATTCGCTGCAATATACTCTATGGGCTGGATGGCCAACTTGTAGTGGCTGCCACCCTCCTGCTTATCCAGTGCGCTCATCTTCATCCTCCATATAGGTCCTAGCTAGGTAGTCTAGGCTGATAGGCATCTCATCAAACTCACCGTCCTGCACCTCGTTAAGCATCCAGATACCACGCCAGCTATTGTTAGTCTGGTAGTTGAGGTACTCCTCTGCGTGCGTGTAAAAGATCCCTGCGAATATCCCGGTCAATCTCTTGCCATCGGCCCTTTTGTTGAAGGCTATCGCCCGGTCCTGAACGTGGCCCATCACGGTGGACATATGGAGCTTTTTAAGCATTAGGTCAGGGCTCGACACAGGGCGCCCCATTACGCCTGAGCAATGGTAGTGGGCGTAACAAACGCCATCAATCACTACAGGCTTCAGGAAGTCATGCACCTCCCAGCCCATCTCCTTGAGCTGCAGATCGTCATAGCTCATCAGGCCCTCTAGCTTAACGTCAGCATCCAAAGCTCTCTCTATGCGGTACTCATGGTTGCCAATGGTAAACACCAGCCGAGGATTCCACTGCTTCTTTTTGTCGTGCTTTAGTTTGGCCTGCTCCTCCCTAATGGGGTCTAGGAAGGCTCTCATTGCGTTTATACCAGCGTTAACGTCCTCGACATACCTGCGCCCCTCAAAAGACTTGCTGCCCTTAGCATCGTGGCTGGACAGCGAGGGGAAGTCCCAGTGGTCACCTATGTGAACAATAACGTCTGGTTTTGTTTTGGCGGCATACATTCCTGCCCAGCGGAGGTGGTCCCACGACTGACCCGGCTTTGTCTGGGTGTCTGGTATGACCATGTGGCGAGGCAATGGCTTGCCTTTTCTGCGTTTGAATAAATCTCGTAGGTAATCGAACATTGGGGTAGCCCTCCGTGGCTGTATTGTACACCAGTTGATAACTAGCGCAATGGGGCTGTATCTGCCTCCAGTATGGCTTCGATAGCCAGCTTTTGCTGCGGGGTTACCCAGAGGTGCAGCTCGGTCATGCCCTCGTTATTTCTGCGCTCTCGCATCTCTCGCATGATCTGGGCCTTTGGCTTTGGACCGCTGTTGAACACTGCGTCAAAGTTTTTATCAAAAGTCTCTTTGTCCGGCATTGGACGGGGCGCTGATCCTTTACCCATTTGGCACCTCCAGAGAGTATTCAGCAACCATGCACTTCTCATCAAACTGGTTGTAAACCGGGACCTGAGTGGAAGTGATTTTGTGGCCCATGCAGCGCAGGTCATATACCCTTGCTGCCAGCCTGCTGATGCCTAGCTCCTGCCAAGCGTTTAGGGTGGTCAGAGCACCACCCCCCTCAAGAAACTCAATCACGCGATCATTCTGACTTAAATTTTTCATACATCCTCCGGTTAAATAACATCACAGCCGTGGCTCTCTTCAAGACCTTGGGCCTCAAAGAGTTTGTCACGGAGAGTAGCCTCAAGCTCAAGATAGATGAGCTCCTTATACATATCTCCAAAGCCAATGCGCTCATTGCTAATAAAATCAACAGCATTAGCACACACAGTTTGAAAATCACCCAGAGCCGCACAGTGATTGAAGACATCTTCATTGCCCTCCACAGTGATGTCGTGCTTTACGCTGTAAACATCACGCCAGTAGTTGATGATTTTTTCAAAGTTCTCAGTGTCTTCGTAGAGCACTCTGATCCATGTCTTCTTCAGATCATGCAGCGCTTCAGGAAGAAAGTCCTCAATCCAGCTAGGCTTTGCCTGAAACCAGCTAAACACTGCCAGATCCTTTAGCTCATCTGACAGGCTCATCAGGTCATTATCCCAATCAGCCGGTGCCTGTGCAATTACGTTTTCAAAAATATCTTTCATGCCTTTCCCCTTAAATGTTGGTTTTGATGACGTCAACCGCGTCATCGAGATTAGCGAAATACAGAGCCTCTTCGAGAGCACCTACGCCAGCAGACATAACGTGTGACCGCACAAAATACTGCACACTCTCATCGCTGTCAGCCAGCAGCCTCTCGGCCATTAGCTGCTTGATAATTTTTACATCTACATCCAGAGTCATTTCAATTTTGATTTTCATGTTTTTCCCCTTGGTTTTTGATTGCCCCCCGTAGGGGGCGGCTAGATTAAACTTCTCCTCTTGACTCACGCTCAAGCTGTAAATCGCACTCCATATACCAAGCTTGTTCACGCTCCAACTCTCTACAACGCTCGTCATAGTAAGACCAATCTTCTCTGGTAGATTCATCTGGAAACCGCGCTATCTCCAAAGCGTCTAGAACATTAGCAACAGCATGATAAATATCGCCATCGAGGTAATCATATTCTGCCGCACCCATAGATAAACCTGCCACATCAACCATGTGTCGCTTGTCGTGATCTTCAGGATCGCGCACTGAAGCTACATAACCCTCACCGTCAAAATTAGTAATTAAACCGCACTCTGTGCCGTGGCAGTCCAGAACATCGTATGCCTCGAATGGTACATCTTTTTTGACTAATTTCATGTCTTTCCCCTTACCTATCTCGTTAATGAGGTTACATGGTAATACAGTAACGGTTACCATGCAACCCCCCTAAGCAAAATAATTTTACCAGTCCAAACTGCAGGCCATCATGGTCCCTGCGTCTTGGTTCTCGAGGTAGAACCCATGCTTCTCCACCAGCTTCTGCAGCTTTGGGTGGAACCCGGTAGGATGCCATTCTTTCCAGTAGTCGTGCAGCGGCATTCCATCAGGGGCACACTCTCCCTCGCAACGAAACCAGATGCGGTGCTTATCGACCTTTTCTTCGCCAGTCCATTCATCGTAGGTCACCGCGTTAGCCTTTGGAAACGCCTTGTTGATGTGCTTGCATAAAGTGATTGCTTTCATATATTTCCCCTTAGTTGCCCCCCGTAGGGGGCGGTTAGATTAGATGTTTTTGTAGTAGTAAGTGCTGCTTTCAATTGGCAAAGAGGGAATTTTTCCGTTTTCAAGCTTCAGGTGATATTTCGACCACTCTTCGGCAGGTTGCCCTACAAGTTCCTTTTGAACCAAAGTTGCGCGTTTTTTGCCCCAGCTAACAACTACAATTTCCCATACAGTTCCACTCTTAGTTACCTGAAGTATTGTGTCGCCCTTCTTTGCTGTTACGCTCTCTGAATATGTCATTTTCTTACCCTTGCCTATCTCGTTAGTGAGGTTGCATTATACACTAGTAACCGTTACTGTCTTAGAACCATTTTGCATATGCTTATAACTTTTTGGAATATCCAGGGAATTACTCTCCGGACAAAGTTTGATGTTTTTTGTCCGCTACTTTTTCAGGGCAAAAAAAAGACCCCGCAAGTGCGAGGCCAAAGGGGAATCAATAAATTAGAAAGCGATAAAGTTACATTGCCGGGGAATTCCGACAACACCGTTAGTCTACTGGAAAAGAGGGATTAAGCAACAATAATTGATCCTCATTCGGAGGGATCTGCGCATCCTCGATTTTCTCCTGCACAATGTCTGCGATCTCCTCAATCTCAGCAAAGGCTCTGTCAGGGTTGGCGCCCTCAGAGATCACGCTGTCACACACTGTGAGTATTCTGTCCTGCAGGTCATCGAACCCGTTAGCTCTGCACAGCTCAATTAAGTTGCCGATAGTGATAGTCTTCATTTCAATCTCTCCGTATGGAATTTTATCTGTTCGTTGAAGTCATCCAGCAGATCACGATAATCTGCCGCGTACATTTTTTTAACCTTGCGCTTGTCCCGGTGCATCTCGTCCACAAAGTCTCTGCCAAAGTAGTCAATCATCCACAGGGTGTACTCGCTCTCTGCAGAGCCGTAGCGCATACCAAAGCCGTTGCACCCCTTGCACTGTGGCCAGACATTGCACTCCTCTAAGCTCCAATAGCTGGAGCTCCCCTTGGGTATGTAGTGGCCGCCATCGCACTCTTTCCAGTGGACGTTCTTGCCGCAGCTCACGCAGCTACAGTAGCCGTTGTCATCTGCTGACTTCATCCTGCTGAGCTTCTGCAGCTTCTCAAGGCACTGGGCCCTTAGTGTTTTCTTAGCCATAATTATGAACCACCGAGCTCTCCCTGAGTACCGGGCCATCCTTGCTGGGGAACCCAACACTTACCACCCCATTAGTAATGGTGGCTATATTACTGTCTAGCTCCCGGTAAACCTTGCTCACCTGATCCCTCTCCAGATTGCTTGTTTTGCCCATTGTGTCTGGAAAAAGAGCAATTTGCAAAGCGGACCAAAGGGCCTTCACGCTGTCCTGCGTCCACTCAACCTCGATGCCGGGAACATCCCTGCCCTTAAATCTCACCTGAGAGGTGTAGCCTGCAGCGTTGAGCTCCTCTGCCAGCTCACGGCAATATTTGTGGATCGCGTTGTTTTGCGTCCCGGTTCTGGACCTGTTGGTTTTGCACACCACCTTGAGGTAGCGCTTTTCTTGCCAGAGATCACCAAGGTTCTTAAACAGGTTGATTAGGTCTAGCTCTGTATCGACAACGTAGTCTTTCATAATTTCACCCTCAAAAATTTATCCCGTAACTTGTCAGCTTTTGTCTCCAGCCGCATCTGGCACCTTGGCAAGGCCTTCTTGATCCCCAGCCTGTCTCGCCTTTTAGTGTTAACAGCAACGTACTCCTCTTTCTGTAGCAGGCAGTGGGGCTCACAGGCTGCGCGAAACTTTAGCCTTCCCTTTAAGGTTGCCCTGCCAATCCTGCCAGTCTTGCTATGGTCTCTGGTCCAGTTGCTGTACATGCTTATCGTGTACAGCTTACCGTCCTCAAAATACTCATGGTCCCCGGAAAAAGGGACCCACTTAACCGCATTGTTTGTATTATTCTTCACCATTTTATTCCGCCCATGATCTATCAGTTAGTGATTGCTCCAGAGATTTACCCCTGATGCTGTCTGTCCCCTTGCCCTTGCTTGCGCGGTCCCTATCGCCCTTCTCCCAAGTCCTAACGCACGCCTGCCAATCCTTGACCGGGTTGCCACCCTTTGTCTTCCAGCCCCTTACGGAGTAGTAGTCAACAAAATACTGTCCATCTATTCCGTTACCCCTAGAGTTACAATACTCCTGCACCTCTTCGTGTGTTGGGCGAACAGCCCCCCTCTTCTCTTTAGTATTAGTTTTATTATTAACCTTTACTATTAAGGTAGAAGATTTGTTCGTGGGGGTATGGAAGTTTTCTTCGTGCCCCCCATGAAGATTTGTTCCACCCCCCATGAACTTTTCTTCTAGGGGTGCTGCTTTATCGACTAGGTAGATGTGCCTGCGCTGCTGCTGGTTCTCGTCCAAAAAGCACTGCACGTTGATGTACCCGGCATCCTGCAGCTCAGAGATCCACTTGCTGATCGAGCGCTTTGTGACGTTGTGACGTTTCTGGAAGTATTGATTGCCCGCCCAACAAAACCCCTCAGAGTTTGTCAGGCCAGAGATCTCACCAAAAAGTAACCGGGCGTTTGCCGAAAGGCTGTGGTCATAAAAGACGTTAGCCGGGATGATGGCGTATAGCGGCTTATTTTCCATACTCACCCCACTTGATAAACTGCGATAGGTTAACCCCAAATGACCCGGCCAGCAGGTTCAGAGTTGTGAGGGTTGGATTGCCTCTGCTCTTGAGGTTGCTAAGGGCCGCCTGTGACATGCCTGCAGCATCCGCTAGATCCTGATTGCGAGCATCATTCATTGTTAACCCGATTTCAATTGCCTGTTTTAAGTTGAACATTGTTTTGTACCTGTTAGTGAATGTCTGCGCATCCTATAGCACCTTTCAATTCATTGCAACAATTACGGCTACAAATTAATTTCATATTGTGTGTTGCAATCAAAAGTTAGATGTGTATACTGGGCGGACTAACCAAGGGGAACCATTATGAAATTAGTAGAAGGCAACACCATCACTATTAACGGCCACGACTGGCTTATAGATAACGTGTTAAACACAAACGATGCAGGCGAGACTTGCATACAAGTTAGGGCGCTCACCAAAAAGCGTTTTACTACTCGCAACCCGGATGGGTTTGTAGGTTGGCAAACGGCCCTTTGGGTGCGGGAGGACGCAACTCCTAGCCCTTTTGATGATTATGCTCAAGGTGAGTATGATTGCCTGCATGGCTATGATGCCTTGGCAGGAAGATCTGAGTGCTATTACAACGGCTTTGCCGATCAGTACGCGGCAGAGCAAATTGCAACTAACATATCTGAGTTGGGGAGACTACTATGAAAAACTGGGATCAAATCAGGGAGGAGCTTAAGGCTCCTTTCGCCACTAACGTGCTTAAATTTAGAGCCGGTGGTGGTGGTAAGCAGTTGGCGTACATTGATGCGCGTGCTGTTATGAAGCGTCTTGATGACGTTGTTGGTATGGAAAACTGGCAGTGTCACTATGAAGACCTGAGTGGCCGGGTTATCTGCAGGCTGTCCATCCGTGTTGACGGAGAGTGGATCACCAAGTGTGATGGCGCTGGGGACACCAAGATAGAGGGCGAGAAGGGCGGTATTTCAGACGCTCTTAAACGCGCTGCAGTATTATTTGGTGTAGGGCGTTACCTCTACTACTTGCCTGCAGGGACTACTGTCAACAACCTGCCAGCATGGGCGGTGCCACAATGAAATATACTGCCGAGGCTGGTCACTGGTACACCAGAGATGGTGAGCCTGCATACACCTACCTAAACCGGGACGGCGTAGAAAAAAACACCACGCTGCGTCAGGCTCGAGAGCGCAATCTGGTGCCATCGGTAACCACAATCCTGAACATTGCTGACAAGCCGGGCCTTAACCACTGGAAGGCCTTGCAAACCATCCAAGCCACCAAGGATATTAGGCGCTCAGACTATGAGGATGAGGGAAGCCACCTAAAGGCCGTTTTAAGGGAATCTAAGCGCGTTGGCCGTGAGGCAGCAGAACGGGGCACCGAGATCCACGCAATGGTTGAAAAGGGCTTTAAAGGCGGTTTTAAGAGCCCTGCGTACCTTGCTGTCCTCGCTGTGCTCAATGAGATCTTTCCGGGCGAGTCTTGGCAGGCTGAAGAAAGTTTCTGCAGTGAATCGGGATATGGTGGTAAGATCGACCTTTGCTCAAAGGCGGGGGTGTTTGTTGATTTTAAAACCAAAGAGGGTCTAGCAGAAAAAAGCGTTAAGAGCCTTATCTTTGACGAGCACGGTATGCAGCTTAGCGCCTACGCCCATGGCAAGAAATTTATAAATCCTGAGAGAGTCTCGATCTTTATTGACCGAGATGATCCAACCATCATCCGTCATCACGTTTGGGATCGTGAAGGTCACGACAGACATCTACAGATGTTTAAGTGCCTGCTGTCATACTGGCAGCTTCGGAATAACTACGCTAATTAATTGGAGCAATACAATGGCTAAAATAGGGCTATCAGTAAGAATCGACGTAACCAAGATTGACAAAAAACGCCTATATCAAGGCGCCAAGGGCACCTACCTCAACCTCACCACTTTTGTGGATTTGGATAATACTGACCAATATGACAACAACGGATTCATCAGTCAGCAGGTGTCAAAGGAGGAGAAAGAGGCCGGAATACAGACCCCCATATTGGGCAATGTAGCGGTCTTTTATAACGACTCAAAACCAGCACCTCAAGCGCCACAGCAGGTGCAGGAACCCACCCAGCAGGACAGTGCGTTTGGCGACGCAGACATCCCATTTTAGGAGGGAATATGACTACCAAGCAAAGAAAGAAAAAGATCAAAGAGGCCAACAAGGCGGCAGATAAAGCCATCCGTGACGCACAAATGCCGGGAGTATTGAAGTCCCTGAGAGACTTTGTGTACACTCCGCTGACGGTTAGCTATGGTCAGATGATACTAGCGTGCATGCTCATTATTGGTCTCATTTCTATCGCCAACTAATTTCCCCCTGACCGCCAGTATCCCCTTGCTGGTTAGTGACAGGATTAGCCCACCTGTGGTCACAACGGGCTGCATATTGCATATGCTTCTAAATCATTATCTTCCCCACGCATAGCTCTGTACAATCTCGCCTCAATCAATCAATGGAGGTAGTTGTGATACTTTACGGTATAGCGGTGGTGTTGTTAGGTTTATCGGCAATAGCAAAAGACGATTTAAAGGGCTCCTTGTAGGGCCCTTTTTTGGTATAATCGGACCATGAAAAAGAAAGACAGCAAACTTACAAATGCAGGGGTCTCTGGCTACAACAAGCCAAAGCGCACCCCCGGCCATAAAACCAAAAGCCATGTTGTGGTTGCCAAGGAGGGTGGAAAGACAAAAACCATCCGGTTTGGCCAGCAGGGTGTCTCTGGGTCACCAAAGAGAAAAGGCGAATCCAAGTCAGATACTGCCAGACGCAAATCATTCAAAGCCCGGCACGCTGAAAACATCAAGAAGGGCAAGATGTCTGCAGCTTATTGGGCCTCAAAAACTAAGTGGTAAAAAACCTTACGAAACATTAGAGGATATTCTCATGCCAATGGTAGGAAAGAAGAAGTACCCGTACACCAAAGAGGGTAAAGCAGCCGCCAAAAAAGCAGCTAAAAAGTCAGGCAAAAAAGTAGTCAAGAAAAAGAAGCGCTACTAGTAAGGCCAAGACACGGGTGTAGTCTCCCGCATATCCACATGCACAAATGCCCGGTGGACACCGATCCCGGTAAACCCCAAGGCATATGCGTGCTTCTGTATCAGATACCTCTCATTGCCTCCTGAGACCGCTATATCGCAAGCCAGCCCACTGCTATGCATTCCCGGACCATTGGCCTTAGATCGCTCTATAGAGTGCTCTGGGGACCTATATCCGCTGGTGATCGTAAAAGGGAATCCGCACGCCTCTCGCAAGTGGTCCAGCTTCAACAGGAAAGACTCCTGCATCTCATTCTCGCCAGTCTCTTGGCAATCAAACTCATCTACCGAAAAGTATTTTAAATCCACTAGAACGTCCCCTTCCAGACCCTAAACTTGTCAAAATCACCAGAGAGCATTTTCTTCCGTATGATCTCCTTCCGGGCATCGGTGTCATCAAGGGCAACGCCTGCCTCTTTCATCCATTCCGTCACCATAAACATGGGTATCCTGCCAACCAGACGATTCTCCCCGGTTACCCCGGCACCAGAGTCACGGATGATCTTGCTCTGCTCCAATACTGGATTGGTGTCATATTGACGCTGCACGGTAAAGTGCCTTCCGTCAGTGTCGTAATGGACCTTCTCTTTAAACTTGTCTTTCATTGTCTTCTCCACATCAATGGGTAGGTTGGAACACCTTTGCCCAAAAATTGATAATTTAGTTCCGACCACCCTAGTGATTAACGCTTGCAAAAAAAAGGAGGGCCGGAGCCCCCCTTAATTTTAACTTACTCTACTAAATTAGCTAGTAGTAAGGTCAGCTACGATACCGCTTGCAGCTTCGTTCTTAGAGGTTAAAGTCAGCTCAGTAAGAATTTGACGCATGGTAGAGTCACCAGTCTTGGCCAGAGCAACGCTCTTGGTTGGACGGAGAACAGCTACGTTGAACATATCGTTCTGCAGGATGTAAACATCGCGTGAACGGTTCTCACGGCTAGGCATAAACTCTACGGTACCCCAAGGAGTAACGTAAACGTCCAGAGACTTAACCACTTTGCTGTCGCCAGCCTGAACAGTTGAACGCTGGTTGTTGTTACCAGTAAAGTCAAGGGCCTTGTTCATCTGGAAAGGAGACAGGTAAACACGGTCAGGATTGCCACCGTTAGTCCAGATAGACTCCATTACAGAGTCAAACTTAGTCTGATCGAATGCTGCCTGAGTGCCGTCAGTACGCTTGTCTACGCCAGTGCCAGCAGGAGCAGCGCCGCCAGTGCCTTTTGACTCGTTAGTCTTGATCCAAGCGCCCAGACCAGCCAGTTTGCGAGCAGTGCTTGAGTCGCCAGCAATATACTCTTGGTTCTCAAACAGGGCTTTTTCAATATCAAGCTTCTGCTCACGCGCTTCTTTAAGCATTTGGTAAGCCATTTCCTGCTTTCTGCCTGCTTTCTCAACGCCTTCTTCAGTGTCAGCAATTACTACTGCGTTCTTAAAGATCTGCGTGTAGTTGCGCAAACGGACAGTAGGAGTCACTGCACCAGCAGAAGTATCACCGCCTTCAATGTGAGCATTTACCGCTGAGCTTCTCAGGGTATCTGTCTGCCACTCATGGATGGTGTTAGTTGCTTTGGTCTTCTTACAAGCAGTGTACAGGGGGGTGTCATCAGGGGTCACAGAGTAAATGACGTTAGAGAGGTCTTCTCGGATGCCCACTGCATCATAGGTGTCGAAAGTATTAGTTGGTTGTGCCATTTTAAAATTCCTTAATCAATTAATAAAGCTATGGCGTCCTCTACGGAGCCAGTGCGGTTCAAAGTTTCTCTTTGCTTTTTGCGCAAGGTTTTATTGCTTCCGGTTTTCTTGGCGCCAGCTTTCACGGGCCGCTTTCTGCGGTTTGCCGGGTCAGCCTTTACCTCTGCAGCTTTCTTACCACTCATCAGCTCTTGATATTTCATGGCATCGTGAAGCACCCGGATAGCCCGGTGATCCATAACCTGTCCTATCTCCGCTGGCTCATAGCCATACACGGACGAACCAACAGTCATCAACTTATCCCGGATCGCACCAGCTTTTTCACCATCAGCAAAATCTGGTAGTACCTTCTGCAAGGTAGCCAGTTCGTGCTGAACGTAAGCCTGCTGTGCGGCCTGAGTTGCCTCTGTCTGCTGCTGAGAAACAGCCTCCATTTGTTGCATCTGGGTGTTGTAGCCAACCAGTTGCTCGTCATATTTCAGCTTAGCATCCATATAACCAATTGGGTCTGTCTCAAAAAGCTCTCGAGAGGGCTCTACCGGGGCAGTCTGTATCTGACCGCTTTGAGCTTGTGCATATACCTCTGCAATTTGCCTGCGCTCATGCAATAGGGCGTTGTAGACATCTTCGGTTGCCTTTCTGGCATCCGAGACCTCTTGCATACCCTTTTGGATGTACTTTTGACCACTGTATCCTCGCTTTAAATCGTCAAGGGTTACAGCCTCGCTCTTGCCGTCAACTTTGACGGTGAACATTTGCTGCTCTTGTTCGGTTTCCGCTTCTTCAGTGTCTTGCTCATCCTCATCGGAGTCTCCTACCTCCTCATCGTCATCTTCGGGCTCGTCTCCCTCTGACTCCGGTTGCTGCTCCTCCACATCCTCTGGTTCTTCTTCAACTTCTTCCGGGGTTTCTGGTTCAAGGAGAGACTCGACAGCCTCCTCTGAGATAGAATCCGTTTCAGTTGTAGCGCCCTCTTCTGGCTGTAACATTGCTGCAATGGCTCCCTCAATAGAGCCGTCTGTACTACCTAAAGTTTCAGTCGTTTCCACGGTACTAATCCTTCTGCTTTTTGTCGAAAATCGCCTCGTCTGTAAACACAGTGTTGAATTGAGCTTCGATCAAGTTAAGCGCCCTGATTATATCATGCGCGTCTTTAATAGTCTCTACTTGAGACTGGCTGTTCAGAAACACGTTGGTCTGTGCATCCCGAATGCTTTGCAAGATTTCCTGAAAGGTATCATCTCGCCATAGGTTTTTGGCCAGTGCGGCCTTATCCTTTATGTTCAAAATCTACCACCCGTTACAGCTTGTACGGGGGTGCTATCTGGGTATCTAGGGGCTGCCTGCTCCGCCTTAATTCTTGCGGTGTCTACTGCAGTGCCGTACTTGCCAAAGATCTCTGCAGCGTCTACCAGTAAGTCCTGATCCATCTGGTCACGGTCCCGGTCATCTGCCGCTATGGCCTTCTGTGCGTCTATCTGGAGCTTAGCCATGTCAGAGGTAGCCTTAGCCTGTGCCTTGATCTGTTCGGCCTGTACATACGCCTCTGGCTGCGTCAGGGCCTGTTGTTGCTGTGCGGCCTGTTGCTGCTGTTGCTGCAGAATCATCTGCTCCTGCTCGATAGTCATTGGTAGGAAGTAGCGCTCAGTGTTAGACAGGCCATTCATAGCCAGCATATCTCCAAGGGTGTTGCGGATCTGGGTCATGCCCACAATGCCGTTCTGGGGTCCGTATGCTTGGAAGACCTGCATTTGGATCTGTAGCGCTTGCTGTAGGGCTGCCTGCTTCTGATCCTCTTGGCCCGTTCCCAGACCAACATTCACAGCAACGTCCATAGATCTATTCCATGACCGGGGATCGACTGGCTCATACTGACCGCCAGAGACTCGCATCATGGTAGCCTCATCGCAGTTTTCCACGGTGAGCTTCAGGAGCAGCTTAAACAGTTGGGTCATACCACCTTGGCCAAGGTTTCTGGCCATGATCTCAATCTGCTGGGCAGCACCCTGCATTGTGGCATTCACTGCAGTAGCCGTTCTGGCCTGCAACGCTTCCGGGTTCAATCCCAGACTTGCCTTAGAGATTCCAACCTTGTTCTCGATCTCCTGATCGTAATACTGGATAGCAGACAGTGTCTGTCCAGCAACAAATGGAACGGTCTGGGCCGTAATGGCGCCAGCCTGCTTTGTTCTGATAATCCCGCCAATCTCGTTATTGAGCAGGTCATCGACATTCACCATTCCATCGACAATCTCGGTCCGGGGGTTGTTGGTCAGGGCAATGTTATCTAGCACGCCTCTGAGCAACGCTGTGGCGCTGTCTTGGTCATTAATGATTAGGTCAGCCACCGAGGTGCCATAGAACGTATGGGGCTCAGGATCGACCTCAAACACGGCAAACGGCATATGGCCCCACTCTTCGTAGGACAATAGCTTGTAGTTGTCTCCACCCATTGTCAGCTTGTACTGCTGCGCGATCCCAGTGCCGTCCACATCAATCTTCATGTACAGCTCGGTGATCAATACGTTGCGCATAGACGGGTCGTCACTTTCTGACTCGTTATACTGATCTAGGTAGCCAGTGCGCTCAAAGTCTTCCATATCTGAAATGGTGCTGTCAGTGCCTGAGTCAGCCAGCTCGCTAACCTCATCAAAGTCGTAGCCCATCTCTACTAGCTCGCCAACCCGGACATCGGTCCTGTGAGCAACGGCATATGCGTCCTCTAGGTTTCTGGCGTTGGAGTCTACAAAAAACTCTTCTGGTGGTACGCTCTCCATCTTGAGATCGCCCATCTCCTTGGTGCGCATAATCTTGAGATCATGCCGGGGAGACTCAACCTCTAGGCCAGATGGGTCCAGCTCGATATTAATCTTGGTGGTGTGCTCAATTACCTCAACACCCTCATCGTTAACAATGGCAGTAAACTCCATGTCATTGAGGTTGTCGAAAGTGTAGGTCTCAGCATCATAGCTGGTGTCCCAGTATGCCTTCACAATGCCGTTCTTTTTTAGCAGGGCATCGTGGAAAGCATCATAGAGAACCCTGTAGCCGTTGAGCTCATTAAACTTGTAATTGATGTACTTGGTTGCCTGCTCTGCAAACTTTACATCTTCCGGTCCACGCGGCACATACTCCACCGCCCGGTCAGTCTGCAAAAATACCCGCATTAGGCTGGGCTTGATAGATCGTATGGCATCACGCACCTTAGTGGCAACAACAGAGGATCTGCCCTCTTCCTGACCAATGTCTACATGGCCATCGTAGTACCGCTGAGACTTCAGTCGATCAAATGCGATCTCTGACTCTACAAAGTCAACACAGTCCTCGATAGCGTTCTGTGCAATGCCCTCAATCTCATCTCTGTCTAATGGTTTTAGTTCCATTTATTGTAGCCTCTGTTCTTTATCTTCAAGCAGTCCTGCCTGATACAGTGCATTATATACCTCTGGGGTGCGATACGGGGCTGTGATTTGTGCGGCTTTATTGCCTCCAAACTGCTGAAGACCTCCCATCGCCTTGCCTAAAGCGTGTGAAACCTCGCCAGCCACTCTGGGAGAAGATGCCGCACCCATCAACACTGCTTGCGGCAATTGTCCTGTAAGCGCCATGCTTGATGTTAGCGCTGGCTGCGTAGCAGACTGCAATCCCCTCGGCATCACTGTAGACATTGTTTGCCCAGCAACGGCAGGCATTATTTGTCCGCCAGACGCCTCATCGAGAATCTGGCCAAGGCGCAGGCGCTCTCCATAGTTAGTGTTTACGTTGTTGCGCATCAAAGACGTTAGCTTTCGCAAGGCCGTGTCAGCAGAAGCCTTGTTACCCAGACTTAGCGCCCTTTCCATTTCTCTTAATAAATCCGCAGATTTGGAATAATTATCCATAGCCTTGGCATAGTCAGGAGCCTGCTGCGCTACAGAATTTTTAATAGAGTCATATACCTGTTTGACAGCGGCATAGGCGGTCCTGTTTTCGGCTGGTAGCCCATCTAGAATTTCACCAACAGATTGCTTGAGTTGATCTAACCCTTCTGGCGTGTGAAATTGCTCTGGGTCAAGCTGTCTCCACTGCTGAACCTTATCGTCTACAGCCTGCAATGCTTTTGCTACAGACTCGTTTTTAATTTGGCCCTTATATGCAGCAAACTTGTTAAAGGAATCGCTGAGCGCATTAGCTGTGTCATCAAAACTAAGCACTGTTTTGTCTTTCGATACGCCTGCCATGTTTTGTCTGTAGGTTTGTGACGCTTGAGCTCTAATGCTTGCCAGAGCAGCACGGGCCGTGTCAACAATATCGGTAGGGTTAGCTGTGCCGCGCATAGAAGATGTAAACAAAGCGCTCGCCTCACCTCCTTCCTGCCCTGCTCTAAACGCCTGCTTAATCGGTTCAGGACCAACGCCAGTAAGCCCGCCAGAAAGTCCTGTAACAGCGCTGGCTGCCACAGGGGCGATTGTTCGAGTGGTAGCTGATAGAGGCTCAATTGCCGCCCCTACGCTAGACATTTTTTCTCCAACTTTAGACAATGCTGGAACCTTTGATACGACCGCTCCCCCTCCAGTAAGCAGGGTTGCCGCGTCAGCTAGTATTGCGGCAGGATCTTCTGCTACAGCCTTCTTAAATCCCTCCTCGCTGCCGTACTGTCGAACATAATGCTGTGCTACTGCGTCATACACCTCATCACCGCGCTCGTCCCTCCCAAGGGCTTCCACTACACTGTCAGGCACTGCCCTTTGCACTATCCCGCGGGCTAGTTTTTGCAGCCCAGTAAGGGTATCTATTGGGCTGGCCACGGCCTCTACCAAGCCTTCTCCAAGGTTATAAACAGATCCCGGAAAACTAGCCACTCCTGACATTAAGGCCTGTGGCCAAGTTCTTTCTGGCTCTACCTCAGCATCGGGGGTGACTGCCGGTACTGGCTGGCTAGATCGCTGAACCTCCAGCGCCTTCAGGTAAGCATCTTGATTTGAAAGCCTAACGTCAGAGGGAACGATAACCGTCTCGCCATTAATAATTACATCGTACTCATATGCCATTATGGAACAATCCTTTCTGTTACTTGTGTAGATCCGCTGCGCATTGCACTAAGGGCTTCAGATGCTGCGTATTTCTTAGCCTCGGCTTTATCCACTAAAACTCTGAGCTCATCTCTCGCCTCTTTCATAGCCGCAATATAATCATCGTCACTTAACGTGAACGCCGCTAATCGGTCAATTGCCGCTTGGGCAGCCGCACCTTCTCTTTCAGTAATCTGTCCACCCCCTTTCAACTGCTCAAATGCTCGCAAAAACGATTTTGCAGATAAATTTTTGGCAAGGGATTCACCAAGCACCTGATTAGGCGTGACAGCGGGCAACCTGCCCTGTATTGGCCCGACGTAGGCTTTAACTGCGGCAAGGCTTTGCGGGTCATCTAAGATGCGATTTATAGCGTCAAATTGATTTCCTAGCACATCAACAGTCTTCTGAGCGCTTCGCTCATCCTTAATGATGTTTTCAATTTCTACAGTCCCAAACTTTTTCTCGCCTGCTACTGCACTAATATTTTTAGGGATGCTGCCTACAATTACGCCCTGATCATTCATCAACCCAGTTGTGGTTCCCATATCCACTTCGGTTAAGCCTGCTGAGACCGTTGCACCTTCTGGCAAATCAATTGGCTTTATGTTTCCGTAATTAGACGTTACATAGGGTATTACATTGCCCCCTTCAGTATAGGTTCGCACAGTAGTACCAAAGGTTTCAGCGCCCTTTTGTCCTGCAATTGGCTTAATCTCGCCAGTAACAGTATTTACTGAGTACAAGCTTTCGTCAATGAAGCCTTCCCGTCCTTTTTCTGCAAGTTGAGCGCCTGTCATTGTCACAAAGGTATCTTTGGGAGCTCGCAACGTAGATGTAACGTATGCTTGATAAATAGCGCTTGCGTTATCTGGGTTTGCCTCAATCATATCCGCCACTTGCCGGGCTGTCGGATCATCAGATCTTCGCAGCGCCTCTACGGTCTGATTAGCTTGATTCCTCACGGTTCGCAGAGCCATCAGGTCACTAGCACGCTTCTGTAGCTGCGCATTAGGGTTAAGGGTCATCTGGTTAAATGCAGCAGCCAATCCAGCCATAGTGGCCGGGTCCTTTAGGCCGCCCCTTATCCGGTCCATCATTCCCGGCTTCTCAGCAGGGGGTCGTGCATTCAGTGCAGGCTGAGGTGTCATCATAGGCTGTGGAGCAGCTCCTGATCCCATAGGGGATTGACCGCCAAAATTGATCCCCTGCAGTAGACCTTCTGCAGATACCGGGACAGAGTTCTGAGCATTTTTATAACGCTTTTGTCTCTCTAGCGCAATCATTGTCTCTACATCGAAAATACCGTTAGCCATTAGTGCCTCACATTCTACCCATTGATTGGGCTCTCTTAATTAGTTCCATTAGGCCCATATTGTCGCCTGCAGCAGTCAAAGCTTGAACCTGTGGGCTCTGGGCCATTTGTTGGCCAGCTCCTCGCAGAAGCTCTAGCGATGGAACGTCTGTAATCCCAAGACCGGGCATGGCTGCCATGTTGGCGTTAAACTTTTCCAAGTCAAAGCCCTTGTCACCTTGACCCATTTGCTCCTGCACGGCACGCAGCCCTTCCGTGGACGTTGCCAGCTCATTTATGGTGGATTCAATGTTGTTTATGCCGCCCTCGGGGGTGGTGCCAGACATTGGAGTCATTCCATAAATTGCTGCAGGATCTATCATTTTGGCGCTTTCCATGATCTTGCGCAGCATATCTTCGTTATCTTCTTTGGTAAAATTCATTATTAAAACGCTCCCATTGCGCTTGCACCTAGTGATAGGTAGTCAAACAGACCGGGCTCCTTGGTAGTGGTTTGCGACTGCGGTATTGGAGACGATCCCAGCGCGTTAGACACATAGCCAATAGTTGATGCTGGTGCTCCGGTGTACCCGGCAAACTGCTGCTTAGCGGCATCAATTAACTGCTGCTGCATTAGCTGCTGTACGTTGCCCTGATTCTGCAGGTTCTGCTGTACAGTTTGACCCATGCCAAACCCAAGGTTGCCAATGTTGGCAAACTGGTTTGCTGCCTGTAGGCCCATAGCGGCCTGCTGCTGCCCTGCA